GATGTGAAGGAGAAACTTGGCAAACTGTCTATAACGAATCAATATCAGGTTCATTTTTCTATATTGAAAAAAACGATAACAGATTATCTTGAATCGATTGGTTTGGATAATGCAAAAGATTTTTTATCGAGAGATGCAGGAATACTTTGTTCTGAAGCATCTTTACCAGCAAGTGCTTTTGCGACAGGTGAGGTTAAAGATAATTTTATGGGTATTCCACAGGAGTTTGCTCATACAAGATTATATACTGATATTGATTTTACTTTTTATGTGGATCAAGACTACACTCTACTTCGTATATTCGAGGGTTGGATGGACTATATCGCAAGTGGAGCAGATTCTGATGGTATTGGACCAGGTCAAAGAGGTTTTTACAGAAGATTCAAGTACCCAAATGACTATAAATGTGATACAATGAGTATAACTAAGTTTGAAAAAAATCTTGGAAGGACTTTGCTTTACGAATTTGTAAATGCTTTTCCAAAATCAATTACACCAATACCTGTTACTTATGGGACAGCAGACTTATTGAAAGTCACAGTTAGTTTCAACTATGATAGATATGTTGTAACAAGAAGTTAAAATTACCTCTATAAATAAATTTACTGAAGTGTGAAAACATTATGGCATTACCAAAAATTAATACACCGACTTATGATCTGACATTACCATCAACTGGCAAGAAGATTAAATATAGACCCTTCTTAGTAAGAGAAGAAAAAATACTGATTATGGCATTAGAGACAGAAGATATGTCTCAAATTACAAATGCTGTTGTTGAAATATTAAATGATTGTATTCTTACAAAAGGGGTTAGTGTTAATAAACTTGCTACTTTTGATATTGAATATTTGTTTTTAAATGTTCGTGCAAAATCAGTTGGTGAAACAGTTGAAGTTAATATCACATGTCCTGATGATGAAAAAACATCCGTTAAGACTGAAATTAACATTGATTCAATTAAGGTTCAAAAGGTTAGAGGTCATAAGAATATTATCAAACTTGATGATCAATATTCAATGAAACTTAAATACCCCTCAATAACTGAATTTATTGAAAGTAACTTTGAATCTGGTCAAGATGGTGGTGAAGGAAGTGACATTGACAAATCTTTAACTATGATAACATCATGTATTGAAATGATTTATGACAATGAGGAGAGTTGGGATGCTTCAGACTCATCGCAAAAAGAATTAGAAGAGTTCATTGAGCAACTCAATAGTAAACAATTCAAAGCGATTGAAAAGTTTTTTGAGACAATGCCTAAACTTTCACATAAAGTGAAGGTCACAAATCCAAAGACTAATGTAGAATCTCAAGTTGTATTGGAGGGACTGGCAAGTTTTTTCACCTAGGTATGGCTCATACAAATCTTGAGTCATACTATAAAGTTAATTTTGCCTTAGTTCAACATCATAAATACTCTTTGACTGATATTGAAAACATGATCCCTTGGGAAAGGGAAGTTTATATTACATTATTAAAACAACATATTGAAGAAGAAAAATTAAAACAACAACAAAGTAATGGATGAATCTTCTCCCGTTTACGAAAATTTTATGAATAAGATGTCTGCTATGGGTAGTGGTAGACCAAAGATAAACAGAACCACCTTCAATATAGGTGCGAATGTTTTGGAGAAGAGGGTTGCGAGTAATTCAAGAAAGATTACGATAATTAAAAGTATACTAAAGAATCAGAAGATTGATGTTGGAGAAAAATTAACAACACCTGAGCCAGATAAAACTACTGAAGTATCAAAAGAGTTAGCATCAATAAACTCTACATTAGTGAGTATTGGAAATATTTTATCTACTGATTTTGCAAATCGAATTGCGATAGAGGAGGGACAGAATAAATTACTAAAATCGGAAAAACAAAGAAGAAGACGTGCTGCTGCTGAGAGTGGAATTGAAGGTGTTAAAAAAGTTGTTGGTAAGGGTTTGGGTAAATTAACCTCACCAATTCAAAAAACAGGATCAAATGTGCTAGAAGCACTATCGTTACTTGGACTTGGTGCTGCAGGAAATATAGCATTTAACCTTTTAAAAGATTTCGATTCTGAAAGATTTACAAAAATTCTTAATGGTATTAAAAAAAATTATAAGTGGATTATTGGAACTGTTGCAGTTCTGGGAGGGGTGTTGGCACTGGGCACAATAATTAATGCTATTCAAATTATTAAAGGTGCATTGGCAATTATGGCATCTAAACCATTTCTCATCCTCACCTTAAGTATATTGGGCACCATGGCTATTGACAAGTTTGCCAGAAGAGGTCCATCAATGGTAGACACTCTCAATAAAGAATCAGAGGAGCGAGCTAAGAAAAGTGGTATACCAGTATCCGAAGAAGAGAAAGCATTTAACAAGAAAGCAGGTGAAAGATATGACATCCTCAAAACCAAACCCATATTGTTACCTCAAGGAGGTAATCTTGCAGATAGTATGCTAGTTAATGATGCCATTTCAAATGAGATTGGTAAATTATTTAAGAGAACTAAAACAATTGAACTACCACCAATAGTTCAAAAATTGTATAAAAGTAGAAAACTATCAACAGATGGAGATCCACCAATGAGTGATGTACCATATCTTAGTTCTATCAATACTGAGAATGAATATATGGAAAAAACTCCAGAAATACACGGAATAAAACTATAGACTTATGGCATTACCTATTTTACCATTAATAGCACCAGCAGTTGCAATCGGCAAAGGTATAGCTTCAGGGATTAAATCTCTTGGTAGTAAAAAAACTTCAGTTAAATCTGTGGTAAACAAAAGAGAGGAGCAAGTAAAAAATAAAATTTCTCCCAGTAGTTTGCCTTCCATATCACCAACGTATTATGAGAAACCAAAAGAGGCACAGAAATCTACACCAAAAACAAGTGGTGGAAGTGTTAAGTCAGTTAAGATGACAGCAGAAAGCATTAAAAATTCGTTACTTAATCAGGATAAGTTACTAAAAACTTTAAAATCGGATAATGCTAAACTTGAAAGAGAAGAATTAGAAAGACAAAAACGAGAACAAGCAGTTAATAAAATAAAATCTGGTTTAAAATCAGTTGGTTCAAAAATAACAGCACCATTTAAAAAAATTACTGGTGGAGTTGGAAAAGCAGTGCCCTTACTTTTAATAGGAATTTTAGTCAATAGTATTCAAGGAATAATAAGTGGTGTTAGAAATTTTTATAATGAAAACATAAAACCAAAAGTAGAGTTTGTAAATAAAAAAGTTAAAGATTTTAATGATTTTTTAACGGGTACAGAATCAGAATTGACTGAAATAGAAGGAGAAAAAGATAAAGTTAATAAAGAAATTAAAGAACTTGAATCAATTACTGATGGTGATGAGATAGAAAAAAATATTAATAAAATAAAAAAAGTTCTAAATTCTAATGATAAAATAGGTGGTGAGACTGAAGAAGAAATCATAAAGAATACTAGAAATCAAATAAAATTGGTAGATCCTAAAATGTTTAATACTCCTAATGAAGAACTCGTGCAAAATGTGTCTACAATTAATTTTGATAAATCTTTAGGTGATACTTCTTTTTTATATGATTCTGATTTTTATGATGATAATTTACAGAATTATGTCATATATCAAGAACGAATTATTGAAGTTGAGGTTTAGTAGGAGAGAGTAATGTCAAACGGAAGTGCATCAAGAGCATCAATATATGAAAAAATGCTTCTTCGCAATGATAAAGGCAAAGAAGCGAGTCTTGTAGGTAAAGTTGTATCATTTAATTATTTTGAAAGTGTGTATTCTCCAGAGGTAACTGCTAATTTAGTATTTTTAGATGCTTCAGGATCTCTTAAAGCTGATAAAGCACAAGATATTCAAGAGAGATTAGGAACGATTAAATCCTCGCTTCCTATTGTAGGGGAGGAGGATCTTGAAGTATTAATCGCATCAAAGTCTGGAAAATTGAATTTCATAAGAAAACCCTTACGTGTTAATACTGCTCCCACTGGATCGATAGATGCAAATAGACAAAGTGTTTTTCTATCATTGGTATCGAAACCTGCGATTGATAATGAAGAAATAAATAATCCAACAATTACATATAAGGGTAGAATTAGTGACACAGTTAAGAAAATTTTGAGAGAACTTAACATTACAAACGCTGATATTGATCCAACAAGAAACGCATATAATTTTATATCAAGATCAGAGGGTGGTTTAGATTTAATTACAGATCTTTGTCGAAGATCAATTCCAATAAATGGTGATCCTGGATATTTTTTCTATGAAACTCAAGATGGATTTAATTTTAAGTCAATTGATAATCTTATTTCAGAATCACCAGTAGAAACCTATACTTATAGTGGGGCACTTTCATCTAATTTAGATAATGATGAGAATGATTTTAAAATTGTTAGACCTCCCATCTTTTTTAAAGATCAAAATGTTAAACAAAGAAAAAAATGGATTTCTTCTCGCAACATATTTTTTAATCCAGCAACTCTTAAACATGAAGAAATATTTTATGCTTTGAAAGGATCAGAGGATGCAGATAAATCAGGACAACCAGTTAAGAGAACTTTGGGAAGAAAAATTATAGACTATGTGATTCCAGCATTTAAATATGCAACATCAAGAAGTCATGTTTTAGATATTGGTAGTTTAGATTACAAAGAACTTACTCCAAATAATGATCCTAGAGAATGGCAAGCAAAGTCTCCAATGAGATATAATCTTTTACATTCACAAATGATGGAGATACAGGTTCCATGTAATTTAAAATTAAGAGTTGGAAATGTTATTAAAGTTGAAATTGAACGACAAGGTGATGATAAGGAGTTAGGTGGACTTGATGAACATACAAGTGGAAAGTATTTGATTCTCCATTTGTGTCATCACTTTGATACTGAAAGATCATTTACTTCAATGACACTTGCTCGTGATACTTATGGTTTACACGTTAAAGATGAGGGAAACAGTAATGAGCAAAATTAAGAAAAATAATACTTTTTTTAAAGAAGGTCTACAACACTGGATAGGGAAAATAGTTTCAGTTCAAGCACCATCTCAGAGAGCTTTATTATCTGGTGTGAGTTGGGGATATAGATATCGTGTTCGTTTATTGATAGATTATTCAAATCAAGACACCGTAGATGATAATGATGTTTTTGTAGCACAGGCTTTTGTTCCTCTCACTGCAGGAACGGGTGCTGCCGAAAGGTTAGAGACTTTAAAATTATCACCAGGTGATATGGTATTTGGTGTATACTTGGGAGAAGATCATACAGCACCTTTTATTCTTCATGCTTTTGTTAGAACAGAACTTGTAGACAGTAATGACAATGGTAAATTCACAATCAATTCTGGATTTACTGACAAAGTAAAACCTGGTTTAATGGAAGGTCAGGAGATATCTCAAACTGACGGTCCTAGCACTCCCCTACTAAAAGAACAAGCAAATAAAGGAAATGGAAAGGGAAAAGGTAGTCCTGTTGGTCAATTAGGAAAATTAGCAGGTGGATTAGGTAAAAATGTTGTAGGTGCCTTTGGTAAGTTAAAAGGAATATTTTGAAAAAACTGAGTATAAATATAGCATAGGGGGATAATTTAAACATGACCACACCAGCACCAGAGAAATTAACTTCATTTCAAGTTGAATCTTTTACTGATTTGATTCAAACAAATCCATTTGATGAGAAATGGCAAGTTGGTATGTTAGACGCAAAAACACGATTTCCTGAACAATTAGGATCTATAGGTGAACTGGATGTAGATCTATTAACTGCTGCTCAGTTTGATAATTATGTTTTTAAGAAGGAGCAGTATAAAAAAGCAGCCAAAGGAGAAGTAACTGCAGCATCGGCAACTACAGGATCAACTGTTTTAACTGCATCTAATCAATTAAAAAGTTTTGCGGTCAGAACTGAAAATAGTCTAACTAATTTTTTATCTGCTGCAACTAGACTAGATGACGCTCTCTTTGATTTACCAGGTGAAATTAAAAGTACAGCTGCTTTAATCGCAACTGGTGCTCAAACATTTGTAGGTCAAATGAATAATGCAATATCTGGTGCGATAATTAGTGGTGTTAAGAGTGGATTGAGTACAATTGCTACAACTATATTCAGTGCTATTCCTCAATACAATATCGCACTTAGACTTGTAACAAGGATACAAACTGCTTTAGTCAATCCTGTTGCTGGTGTATTTAAAGGTATGAATTGTTTAGTATCAAAAGTGGTGGATTCTCTACAAGGTGCACTTGAGGACATGTTGACTGGTTTTGTTAAGAATGCACTCAACGCTCCTGCTTGTGCGATACAACAATTTATTGGTTCCGTTTTAACCAAAGTTAATTCTCTAATTGATGGTATAGTTACACCTCTAACTGCTGGTATTAGTAAGGTTTTTGGACCTTTATTTAAAGTTAGAGATATTTTAGGTGCTGGTATCAACTTAGCAAATAAAATTGGTGATTTCTTTAATTGTGGAACTAAGTCACAAGAATCTGGTAATCGTAACTCAGGATCTTATCAATATAAAATTGATGGCACACCAAAAAAACCAAAGAGTGTGGATGAGCAACAAAGTATTATGGATGGAGCAACAGCTGCTGCGAATAATGCAGCTCAAAAAATAGAAGATTTTAATAAAGGTTTATCATCTGGAGCAGAGGAAAAATTATCAGATTTTGAAAAAGAATATGGTCAATGGACTATTTTTGGTTCAAAGGTGAGTGATGCAGCAGATCAGAATATAGGAACTGATTGTGATGTTGGAAATGAATTTAAATGTGGTGCTCCAACTGGTGAAATATTTGGTGGAAATGGTACTGGTGGTGCAGGTAAAGTTCTTTTAGGTAAGTTTTTCAATAGACTTGACCCAGATGATTTATATGGTGAGATACAAAGAACAGCGAGTATTGTAGGATTTGAAATTACAGATCCTGGTAGTGGGTATACTGAAGCACCTCTTATCGATTTTAACGATAATTGTAATCAGGGTTATGGTGCTTTTGGAAGAGTAATTATAGATAAAGATGTGAATTCACCAACTTATGGGCAAATAACAAACGTAATCATATTAAGTGAAGGTGAAAACTATCCTGTTGATTTACCATCAGAAGTTGTTGGTAATGTATTCATTAAAGAAATTATAGTTGAAGATGGTGGTGTAGGATACGAAGATGCATTTATCGATGATGATTGTATGAATCTTCAAGTGGTTGATGGAAAAATTGTTGGTGTAGAAATTACTTGTCAAAAACCATACCTCTCAATACCATCCATAAACATAGTTAATGAGGGTATTGGTGCAATTCTACGTCCTATCATGTCATCTACCCCAACTAAATCAAATACAAATGAAGAAATTATTCAATCAATTGATTGTGTAGGTGCTTATCCGAGACCAGGAGAACATTAAAAAATGGCTAATGAACAAAATCATGAGATAAAATCATTTGGTCCTCAGTTTTTTATAGAAACTGGATCAGAAAGAATGGGATATTCTGGAAGAACTGTATATTTTATTGGTGCTACAACAAAAGATAAGATAAAAAACAATATCTCTTTTCATGAAACTGGTTTCGCAAGATATTATACTGAAAATGTGTTACAGATAGAATCTGGTCTTAAATGTAAGGACAATGACGATGCTTTTCGAACAATTGTTCATCATGGAAATTATGATGTCAACGCTGATAAGGGTGAAATAAGATTAACAGCAAAAAATATAATTATCGAAGCTACAAATAATTTAAGTTTACTAGCACCAAATACAATACAAATTGGATTTCCAGAAAGAGGTGCAACTAAACAGGTTTTAACAAATGCAGATAAAGTTCATACAACTACAAGAGGAGGCAACATAGGAGATCTACTTAAAACAAGTAGTTTGTTTTCCTCTTTTGCTGGAAGTTTTGTTTCTGGTAGTAGTCTAGCCTCTGGAGCTGCAGGAATGTATGGCGGACCAGTAGCAGGTATGCTTGCTAAAAAGTTTTTCTAATGGGTATTTAAATGACTTTTCCATACGGTACAGGTAATGTTCATGATTCGGATTCAATATTTGAAGACGTTTTTGTGTATGGAAAATTTAATTATAAGTTTGATGATGATAATCTAACATTTAAAAACGTACATATAACAGAAAATCTATTTGTTGGTGGAATATCAACTTTTATCGGAACTGCACTTTTTAAAGATGATGTCTTTATCGAAGGTAAATTAGATATAGATTTCTTAACTGTAAGAAAAGATTTTGATGTTGGTATAGGAGGAACTGTATTTTCTGCAGACACCACCAGTACAAATGTCGGTATTGGAACAACCGCACCAATACAAAAGTTTCAAGTTGGTATTGATACTGGCACTTTTGTTGTTAATAATGTTGGAATAGTTGGTATTGGAACTACAAATCCTGGTGAAGGAAAATATAACGAGTCTACTTGGTCACAAAGAAATGATTCAACTCAAGGAGATTTAAAAGTTGATGTTGATGGTAGTATTGCTATTAGAAGAAACATATATGACTCCTCTGGTTCTCCTGGTGCAAACAACTATTGGTTAAGAAGAGATGAATTAGGAATTAAATGGGTGGCACTAACACCAGGTTTTGATGAAGGTATATTCATACAGGACGAGGGACAATTCCTTCCTACTGATGAAAACCACAATACTATTGGTGCTGCACAGTCATTTACCACAATGAACTTTGTTCAGAGAAATAGTTTTGGAATAGGAACTGATACTTTAAGACCAACTGCTGCTGATCCAACTTTTCCAGGCACTGGTTTGTCAACCATATTTACAAATGATCTATGGGGATTTAATGGAAGTGGTGCAAATGCATCTATCTATAGAATGACCAAGGTTGGTATCAATATTGATAATCCAGATAGAGTTTTAGATGTAACAGGAACTCTCCGTGCCACAGGTGCTGTTACATTTAACTCAACTTTAGATGTTGATGGTGCTACTAACCTTAAGTCTACACTTAATGTAGATGGTGCTACTACTTTGAATAATATTCTTGATGTTGATGGTGCGACTACGCTCAACAGCACTTTAGATGTAGATGGTTCTACTACACTTAATAATACTCTAGACGTAGATGGTGCTACCACACTCAATAATACTTTAGATGTGGATGGTGGAACAACTCTTAATAATATTCTTGATGTTGATGGTGCGACTACGCTTAACAGCACTTTAGATGTGGATGGAAATACCACATTCAACAGCACGTTAGATGCAACCAGCACTACAAACGCTTCAGTTCAAATTGATGGTGGTGTTGGAATTGTCAAAAAATTATTTGTAGGTGGACAAACAGTAATTGAGGATACTACTGAGTCAACTGATAAAGATACTGGTGCTCTAATAGTTGAAGGTGGAGTAGGTATTGAGAAAAGATTAAATGTCGGTGGTCGAGTAGTTGTTGAAGATACTACTGATAGCACAGATAAAGATAGTGGTTCTCTTGTAGTTGAAGGTGGAGTTGGTATTGAGAAGAAAGTAAATATTGGTGGACAAACAAGAATTGAAGATACTACTGAGTCAACTAATAAAGATAGTGGTGCTCTCATAATTGAAGGTGGGGTAGGTGTTGAAAAGAATTTAAACGTAGGTAATAATGTCAAAATTATCGGAACATTAGAATTAGAAAATTCAATTATTGATAAGTTGAATAGTGTTGGTTATAATGTAAGTAAAAGTAAAAATGATTATAGATTATCATCTGTTGGAGCTGGTGTTTCTTGGAGACCATCAGGGGTAGATACTGATAATGCAATTTGGGTGACTGTTGATGGTGATGATAGTAATAGTGGTTTATTAGAGGGTGACGCAAAGAGAACTGTTGGTGCTGCTGCATCAATTGCAAAAGGAGGAGATACAATCATAATTCGGTCAGGAACTTATGTTGAGAATAATCCAATCGGACTAAGAACTGATGTCTCTGTATCTGGAGAAGATTTAAGATTAGTTACTATCGTTCCACAAAATAGAACTAAAGATGTTTTCCATGTAAGACGAGGATGCTTAATACAAAATCTTAATTTCTCTGGTCCGAGCAATGATGGAAAGGGTGGAGTCTCATACGCTCATACTGATTGTGGTGCTGTTGCTTTCCCACCAACACAGGAGGCAGTGGATGCAGGTATAGATTTTCAAGCGGTCACTGGTTTTACAGAGATAGGACCTGCAAATGAGGGAATTAGTGGAAGATGGAGATCGCCATATATTCGTAATTGCACTAACTTTATGACCAAGAGTATTGGTATGAAAATTAATGGTGATTATGCAAATGCTAATTTCACAGGATCGACAGATCTTGGACAAGATTTAAAATCTATGGTGTGTGACTCCTTCACTCAGTATAACGAAAATGGAATTGGAGTATCATTATCAAATAATGCTTACGCTCAGTTAGTATCAATCTTTACGATTGCCACTGACATTGGAATATCATGTGTCACAGGTGGTCAGTGTGATCTAACAAACTCTAACTCATCATTCGGTAATGTTGGACTAAAGGCAGATGGTATTGGTGGAACAGAGTTTACTGGTCAAGTATTTACAAATGTTGCTGCTGAAAATGATAGTTTTCCAATTCTCGATTGTAAAGATTCTTTAGGTAGATTTAGAAAACCTTTTGATGGTCAAGGTTTATTCTTTAAAATAAATTTAGCAGATTATCCAGATACAACTGCTACAGGAGTTTTAACCGAACCAATGAAGTTAATAAGGGCAATTAAAATTGTTGATGGTGGATTACCAGGTGATTATAATCCAGCAGCACCACCAATTATCACGATTCCAAATCCATTAGGACCAGAGGCAATTAGACCAGAATTTTCCGCAAACGTGAGTGCTGCTGGAACAATTACATCTGTTGATGTTATTTCGAGTGGTAGAAACTTCTTACCAAATCAATCATTTACAGTAAATGTAAGTGGAAGTGGAAATGCACAATTAGAAGTTGACACCGATCCGATATTATTTACTGTGGAAGTTGCCACAGAACCAACATCTGTTGGACTGACAACCATAACTTTTAATGAGTTCATACCATATAAAGTAAACGCTGGAGTTGACATTGAACTTCGAAGAATTAGTCGAATCATCACAAGTTCTCATTCATTTGAATATATTGGTGCTGGCACGGATATAAATAAAGCGAACCCCTTCCAAGGTGGAGTCCCTGTACCAGAGAATGAAGTTATCGCTATAAATGGAGGACAAGTTCCATTTACAAGCACTGATCAAAAGGGTAATTTTAAAATTGGTGAAGGTTTAGTTGTTGATCAAACTACTTCTACTGTTCGAGGGAGAGACTTTAACCGAGCAATCCAAGCACAAATAACACCATTAATATTAGCATTGAGATAATATGGCAATAGCACCAGTCAATAAGTTTATATCAATCGCAGTTCCTGTTTCACCAGGTTTGCAAAAATTGTATGAGGTTCCTACTGGTGCTTCAGCATTGATTTTGTATGCTCAAGTCGCAAACGTAGGAATTAATACATACCCAACAACCACTTTTATTCAAAGAAGAGAATCAAGAAGTACAGGATTAACGAGAGATATACGAGTTATAAAAGACGTTGAAATACCACCAAATGACGCTGTTGTAATTGTTGATGGTAGATTAGTATTAGAAAAAACACCAACAACTTTAGATCGTATATTTTTATCTGGAGTGCAGAGTGGTGTTAGTACAATAACTGATGTTGTTTATTGTGAACCTTTAGGAATTGCAACTGTAACTACAATTGATAATCATGGATTCTTAACAGGTGATCAGATTACATTAGGTGGTATTGCCTTTACATGTTCAAATAATAATTCAGGTATTACAACCACAATATTCCCAGATCCTCAAGCATCATATACAATTATCGATGTCAATAATGTAAAATCTTTTGTAACAGAGGTTGGAACTTCAAATGGAATCAATCATTTCTTTAATCCAGCAATTCATACATTTGTCAGAGCAGGAGTAAATTCAATAACAAGGACATCAACAGGAGCAAAATATACCGCTACTGGTGGAACTTATGATGCTAAGACTGGAGTGTTGAGTTTGACGATTGCAAATCACAATATTATGAATAGTGCTACTACTAAGAATGTGGACAGTGCCATCTATGATGCTAATTCTGGAATCATGACGGTGACTTCTAATGGACATGGATTGGATGCTAATTCAATAGTTAAGTTTGGTGATAATAAATTAAGATTTAAGTGCACGATGGATGGTAATACATCAATCAAAACTTATCCAAGAACAACCGATCCTGTAAGTGGTGTTTTTAAACCTATTACAGATGTGACAACAAATACCTTTAAGGTAAATGTAGGTGAGAGTAGAATCGTAACATTTACACCTACTGATGTTGTTTTTAATACGAGTGTAGGAATTATGACATGCACTATCGGTGCTAATACTTTAACAACTGGGACAAGTGTTAAATTAGCGACTGGTAGTCTTACGTTTGTAACTAGCAGTGGGACAATTACATATCCACAATCAGGAAACACTGGAGCATATGACACTGCAATTGGTATCACGTCGAATACAACCACAACAATTACTTTAGATGTCGGAACAGCTGGAGCGAGTGGGATATATACGTTTACGTCTGCTGCGAGTGGTGCTGTAATTAGTGGTGGTAATTATCCTTATACTTGGTGTGGTGATGATGGTGTTGGAGGAATCGCAGCAAATGCCATGACAACTGGAACTGAGAGAATAGGAATTGCAACAAATTCGGTCATATTTACATGCAGTCAAGATGGAAATAATTCTGAGCATGGATATCCAAGAATTGGAGATCCAGCACATAATGTAAATTTATATCTCATAGAGGCAACATCTAATACAATTAACGTTAATGTTGGAATTTCAACTCAAGGTGGATTAGTCGCTCCACTACAAATGGAATTTCTTGCGAGTATCCTAGAGAATAGTAATGCCTAAGTATATAAGCGGAAGAGTAAAAAGAACTCCCCAAAACCGTTTAACAGATGATAGATATCAATATCTTGGATTAGACCAAGCAGAACCTAATATTGGTGATCCACCCACTGCTTCAGGAACTCCTGGTATTCCTGCTGGACAACAGTATCAAATGGTGTCTGTCCTATCAAATCCTGGTGAAAGATATTGGGTTCCAATCGGTGGAGGACTTATACCTGGCTCTGTATCTGTTTTTGAAGAGGGAACATTAGTAGGATCACTCAGTAGTATTACACAATTTAATTTCGTAGGAATTGGTATAACTGTTGATGCAGTTTCTTTAGGCATTGCTGCAACCGTAACTGTAGTACCACCAGGAGACAATGGAAGTGTTTTATTTAAGGATGTCATCTTTGATCCAAACGCTAATGCTGGTGTTGGAACATTTAGAGGTGACTTTTCAACATCATCAGATTTAATATTTAATGGCACTGTTGGTATATTAACTGTAGGTAAAGGATTAGAAGTTGGTAATACTGGATTGAAAGTTGGAACTGGAGGGACATTTATGAGTGTTGCTTCTACCACAGGATTGGTTGGTATTGCAACCACAAACCCAACAAGAGAATTAGATGTAAATGGTAATATTCGATTAAGAAAAACAATATATGATTTCAATAACACGCCAGGTAATCAAGGTAATCTTCTAGTTAAGGGAACTGAAGGTGTTGTATGGATTGATGTTGACTCTGTTCAAACAGGTGCTGGTGGAACAGTGTATGATGTTCAGTATCATAATAGTGCTGGATTAGTAGATGGTGCACCAAATTTTGTATATCGATCTGATACTTCTCGTGTTGGTATAGGAAGCACTCAACCAGAAAAACTATTAGATGTTGTTGGTTCTGCTCGATTTAGTCAATTAGAAGTAAGTCCAGGAGTTTCAACATTTACAGGTGAGGTTGATGCGAATGGTGGAATCGTTGCGAATAGTATTCGTGTTGAAGATCTAACACAAAGTCGTGTCGTCTTCATAGGAGTGAATGGTGAGTTAGTTGATGATGCTGACTTTACATACGCATCTGCGACAGATACTTTATCACTTACCAACTTAACTTCATCAGCACAATCAAGTTTAAATCATCTAAGAACAACAGGTATTTCAACTCTTGGTAATGTTAAAGTAGATACAAATACAATTACAACCAATGCAGGTGCTCTTATATTAAATGCTTCAAGTTCAATCGTACAGTCAGATGCAAGTGTTTACATTAGTGCGACACCACAATCAACTTCAAAAGATACTGGAGCTCTTGCAGTTGATGGTGGTGTAGGTATTGAAAAGAATTTAAATGTTGGTGGAAAATTAAGTGTTGCTGGTGTTACAACTTTGGCATCTTCTGGTGGAATCACAACAACAGGTGGCGATTTATACGTTGGTCGTGACTTATATGTCAAAAGAAATTTCACTCAAGGTCAGGGAACATTTCAAAATTTATTAGTAACTGGTGTATCCACATTCAAAGGTGATACAAATCATGAAACTACTTTAATTGGAAATCGTTTGACATTATCTGGTGTATCTACATTTTCTAACACAGTTAATATTGATGACAACAAACGAATTAATCTGGGGATAGGCAAGTCAATATTTTCTGATGGTTCTAATTTAAATATACATGTAGCAGATACTAAGAATTTTGAAATTAAAGCTAATGTTGATGGTGGTACTTCAGGTAAAATAAATTTAATAAATGTTGGTAGTGGAGTTACCATTAATGGGCAAGGAACAGTAGATGTATATCATAATAATTCTAGAAAATTACAAGTTCTTTCAACTGGAATAGATGTTGCAGGACAGACTAAAACATTTACCTTAGAGGTGACGACTCTTGCAGATCTTAAAGGTAGTATAAATTTAGGAAGTTCAGTTGCGGATGATGTAATATTTTATGCAAAAGTAAATTCAGATATTCTTCCAAATACTTCAGGTTCATCTAACTTAGGAAGTGATTCGTTAAGATGGGATAAAATTTATGCTAATGAATATTATGGAACATTTAAAGGTGATATTGATCCAAGTGTTGCTATTTCAACCACTCGTATAAAACAAGACAATACATTTGCAGAAGTGGTTGATGCAGGATCTAATGGGTTCTTCAGGGTAGTAACGGAAGACGTAGAAAGACTTATCATATCTGCTGGAATTGTTACAGTAAGTTCTCAATTGTGGGTTGGTTCAGATCCAATTACTAATTCAAAACCTGTTTTGAGATGGAGAGATGGAGATACTGAATATGCTACTGCTAGAATATTTGGTGATGATTTGGCTTTTGAAACGAGAGATGGTGGTATAGATTATGAAAGACTTCGCATCACAAAGGGAGGTGATGTTGGTATTGGAACCACAAACCCAATCGCATCTAACATAGAGGCATCCTTAAACAGTAATACAAAAGTTTTAGCTGTTGGTATTGTAACTGCTAATGAATATTATGGTGAATTTAAGGGTAATATTAATCCTGGAGTGCCAATTACAAACGCCCTCAATGTAAATATAACTGATGACACAACACGTTCAGGAACACATTATATTCACTTTGGTAGTGAGACGAGTGGATTTGATGATGTAGAAGTGGATAGTAGTGGATTGGTTTATGTAAATGGTAAAGTTGGTATCGGAACTACACAACCTGATCATGAACTGCAAATATTTGCAGATGAACCTAATATTAGATTAACTCATACTGGATCTTCAAGTTATTTAAATTCTTTTTATATAAAATCTTTACAAAGTGGTGCAGAGTTTAATTCATATCAAGAGATAACTGGAACAAGAAAACCATTTATATTTAAACAAAATTCAACAGAAGTATTTCGTATAGGACCTTCGGGTCAGTTTGGATTAAGTGGAGCAAACTACGGAACAGCAGGTCAAGTATTATCAAGTGCAGGACCAAGTTCACCTCCAACATGGGAAGACGCTGGAAGTGGTAGTTTGACAGATATTTTGGTTGATTATACAGGTCGAAGTACACCCTGTGCCATACCAATCACAGTCTCAACACCATCAGCAGGAACAAGACAAATTAATATACCTCAAAGTAGTAATGCTTTTGGTGCGAAATATGTTCAAACCACTGAACCAACAGGAAGCAGTGTCTGTGATGGTGATATATGGTATGATACAGACGGTGAAACAACAGCAAGTGCGTTTGTACCATCTGGATCAATTATCATGTATAATGGAGATGTTGCTCCTTCTGGATGGGTTATTTGTGATAATTCAGCAGCAGCAGTTGCAGCAGGAGCACCAGATTTAAGAGATAAATTCATAGTTGGCACAGGCAATCTCTATAATCGAGGTAATCAGGGTGGTAGTGCTGATGCAGTAGTTGTATCTCATAAACATACCACTGAAAATTATGTTGGTCGTCCTAATTATGCTGAACCTAGAAACTATGGTGTGGGTACTGATGGAAATTTAAACAGCACAGGTGATACAACTACTGTTGGTGAAGATGGAACCAATAAAAACCTACCACCATATTACGCAATAACCTTTATAATGAAAATATAAATACCTAAAAAATAATTATGGCATTAAAAGTTAGATTAAAAGGAGAGTGGGTACCTGTAGGCGTTGGGCGTAAGGGTGAAAAGGGTTTGAAGGGTGAGAAAGGAAATAAAGGAGAAAAAGGCGAGAAAGGTCTTAAAGGAGATAAAAGTGATGTTAAAGGAGATAAGGGTGAAAAAGGAGAAAAAGGAGAAGGTATCAAAGGTGAAAAAGGAGCTCAAGGACCTCAAGGTAATGATGGTGACAGTGTTAAAGGTGAAAAAGGTGATGAGGGTCAGAAAGGTCAGAAAGGTGAATTTAAGGGTGAAAAAGGTGAAAAAGGTGATGTAGAAGCTCAAGGTAATAAAGGAGATCAAGGTGATAAGGGAAGCAAAGGTGATGTAGAAGCCCAAGGTAATAAAGGAGATCAAGGAGAGAAAGGTCAGAAAGGTGAATTTAAGGGTGAAAAAGGAGACGCAGGTGATGTTGAAGCAAAAGGTAATAAAGGAGATAAAGGTGAATTTAAAGGTGAAAAGGGAGTACCAGGTGATGTAGAAGCAAAAGGTAATAAAGGTCAGAAAGGTGAATTTAAAGGTGAAAAGGGAACGCCTGGTAATGTCGAAGCAAAGGGTGCTAAAGGAGAACCAGGAGCTGGAGCCATAACTATTAATGATAATGCAAATAACAGAGTATTAACTGCTACGGGACTTGCTGATGAAATACAAGCAGAATCTAAATTACAATTTGATGGTCAAGGAAGATTGGATATATATGCTGGAACTGGCGACTCTCATATTGAACTTGGTTTAGGAGCAAATAATCAATATGCATACCTTGACTTAATTGGAAATGTTGGAACACCAGGTGGTGATTACGGTGCAAGATTTTTAAGAGGTAATACTGGTGCAAATACTTTTTCGCAAGTAGCACATCGAGGTACAGGTGAACTGCAATTAAGTGCTGTAGATAATGGAGCAATGAAATTCTTTGGTAATCATTTTGGATTTAGAAACACTGCTCGTATTATCAATTCGCTCAATGGATATGGAAGTGCGAACTCTGGTTTTAGATTAATCACCAATGTTTTCACTGGATGGCCATACAATGGCACAGCATATTCATATGATACTGGTATTTCTGTGAATCAAGGAAATGGTGCTGGATGCTTACTTGTTATTTACTCTAATACCCATAATCCTGGATATAATGGTGAACATGCATTATATCTTGTTAGACTTTGGGAGTCTGGAAATAATAGTGCTGGTGTACATACCATCTATGAATCCAGTGGCTTCTATAAAGCAACCTTTAGTAAAAGTTCACAAAATACTGTTGTAATTACAGGACAAAAAGGAGGTAATTATGTTACAATTATGGCAATGGGAGGAGTAGTTCTTTAATTATGTCAATCACAACATCTTATAGTTGGCACGTTAGTCAATTATTTACACAAAATACACCAAATAATTATACTGTTAATGGCATGGAAGGATATCTATATGGTATTGATAGTAATGGTATGAACAGCACTGTACTCTTCTCATTAAATTTTACAGTGCCAGATTCTTATTCTTCTGGAGAATTTATTGATTTTGATAATTTAACTAAAGAACAAGTTTCAAGTTGGATTACCTCAACATTAACAGAAGAAGAGCAACAAGTGTTTAAAGATAAATTAAATAAACAATTATTAATTTTTTATGGTAAAAATGGGAATGTTGGAATAGGAACTTCAGCAGATGATTATGGTAAACCTTGCGTACCTTGGGATGTGACTTAAATTAACCAATTATCTGCCTAACTAAATAGAACATAGAAATATTTTGGCCGAAATAAGAAGATGCCTCTTAATAGATTAGAGAATTTTATAAAAAACATAGAGGGAAGAATACTCTATGTGAATCCGAATGACCTTGATTCAACGGACAGTATAAGCAATGATGGTAATTCATTAGCACAACCTTTTAAGACAATTCAAAGGGCACTAATCGAATCTGCCCGATTTTCATATGTCACTGGTAAAAACAATGACCGAATCGAGAGAACAACAATATTAGTATATCCTGGTGATCATATAATTGATAACCGACCTGGTTTTGCAATCAAACCAAGCAGTTCAAACCCAAATATAGCAACGGCAGTTGCACCAAAAGGTGGAGTTACGACACCAGCATCAAATATATTTTCATTAGACCTAGAGAGCAACTTTGATTTAACACAAGAAGATAATATACTCTACAAATTCAATAGTGTAAATGGTGGTGTGATTGTTCCTCGTGGTACATCACTTGTTGGATTAGATTTAAGAAAGACAAAGATAAGACCAAAATACGTTCCCAACCCAACAAATCCTGAAGTTCCTAATTCTGCATTGTTTAGAATCACAGGTACATGCTACTTTTGGCAGTTCTCTATCTTTGATGGAGACAGGAACGGAACTGTTTACATTCACGACAAAGACTTTACTTCACAAGGAAAAGTAGCAACACCGCTATTTTCTCACCATAAGTTAACTTGTTTTGAGTATGCTGATGGTGTAAACAAGGTATCTGGATATAACGATACAGACCTTGAGATGTATTATGAAAAGTTATCAAATGCGTTTAATGAAGCAGCTGCAACCAAAGTAATACCTCCAGCAGATAAGTATCCATTAAATCCAGAAGGTTTCTCTCCAAGAAGACCAGAATTTGAAATTGTTGGTGCTTTTGCTGCGGATCCAATTCAGATTTCAAGTATTCAATCTGGTAATGGTGTTGTTCCTACACAACGTATCACAGTTACGACAGCTACCGAACATAATTTAAACGTTGGAACTCCAATTCAAATTAAGGGTGTTGTTGAAGGAACTGTAACTAATATTCCATATAATACATCTTCATTTGTACAAGAAGTTTTAAGTAGCACTTCATTTACTTACCTTGCAAAAGGTAGTTTTACCAATGTATCTCCATCTTCTGGTGGTTCATTAAGTGTTGCAGGTGCAACTGTGGTTGTTGAAACTGATACTGTCTCTGGTGCTTCTCCATATATCTTTAACTGTTCTCTTCGTTCAGTTTATGGTATGA